CAAAAGAATGCCCACTAAACAGGAGAGCAAAATGCCCTCAGACCAGATACCCTGATCCCAAGCCCACAACTCTCCACGAAACCGGGGCAAGTCCAAAGCACGGTCAAGCCGGCGACAACCAGCTGTGCGCGATTGGCCTTGACGGTATCGAGGAGGCGGTCATCTTTGAATTCACGCTGCTCAGGACGCTCGACCCCGGAGTCCATCTCGCACCTGATCGTCCGGCGTGTAAGATCGGCGCCAATGATCAGGTTGTTGCCGTTGGCGAAGATCGTCGCGTTGTTGGTGATTTCGCGATTCTGGCTCACCCCCAAAACCCGGACACCGAAGACGGGCTCGGTTACGGCGATATTGAGCAGCGAGCTTTCAAGAATGTGAACGCAATTGTCGATCGCGATCAGGCTATGGCCGGCGATCAATGCCGAACCGAGAGTCTTCTTGAATTCCTCCTCGTTGCGGGACTGGTCGAACGGCGCCGCGTTCCGGCCGGTAGCGGTCACGGCAATGACGTTGATCAGCAGGCCCTTTCCCGTGCCCGGCGTCGGAGCGGTGAAGGCATGAAGCGGCACAAAATTCATGCCACGACGATCGAGGCAGGTCAGCATTGCCGAGAGAGCTGCCGCCCTATCTCCCTTTGTGACGAAGGGGAATTCAGCCATCGGCTTCTTTAATTCCGCCAATGCTGCTTTGGCGTCATCCTTGCTAGGCGTACGCGGAACAGACGGGAAAACCCGGCCGCCCCATCTGCACAATAGGCCGCTTACCGGGTCGTAGCCCTCCCAGTCATGAATTGTGCCATCCGCATGGAGGAAAGGCGCGTCTGCAATGCCCGTAATCTGCGGCACCTTCCAGTTGCCTCTGCGATTGAGATAGCCATCAGCGACCTTGTCGGGCGCGTCCACGGGCACGAAACTGTTTGCCGTCTTGCTCCACCGCTGGAACTGCGCGGCGCAGCACAGCTGGTTGACCAGCCATGGACGTGTCAATTCGACGAGTTGCCAGCCTTCGATCTCGCGGTCCCCGCTGGCCTTGATCACATTCAAAACCGGCCGCACCAGTAGACCGCCCCGTTGATAGATTTCACGGCCAAACAGGAGCAGCGCATCCTCGGCTTCATTGATCACGCGCGGCAGCTCGCTCGGAATCACCCTGATCTGCGGCCACGGGGTGGCAAATGGAGCCGCTCCTGTCGCACTAGCCCGGCGTTGTGCCTGCCACTTGCCAAACGAGCGTGTCACTTCGGCAAGCAGGCGGTTGGCGTATTTGACGCCGATGCCCTTGGGGTGCTTGCCAAGTTCGTCAACGATCTGCTCGATCGTCAGTCCCTTCGCGGCAAGATGCCAGACCACTGATTGGAATTCTTCCGAGCGCTCGCCTTCCGGCGCCCCATGCTCGATCAGCTCGCGGAAGTGGTCCAGCTGCTCCTGCTGCGGTCCGGCAGTATTGAAGTCGAGCGGGTTTTCCGGCACTGCGATTTGGAGCGGCGTACCGTTGTAGCGAGCCATCAGGGTGTCCAGATAGCCGTCGATCGATCCCAGACTTTCGGTCGAGCCTTCCTGCAAGCCGCTGATGGTGATGTATCGTGCGCAATTGCGGTAGAGCTCTATCCCGGATCCAGTCTTGCGGTTGAACGTGAACTTGCGATGCAGCTCGCTCCCCTGTGCCGATGAACCGATGAAGCGCAGCCCGGATCCGCTTACGGTGATCTCGCGGTAGAGACCCAGCTCGTCGGCCTCGACACAGAGCTTTTGCGCCCAATTATCAAGATCGCCGGTCTGTGCGTCGCGCACCCGATCGAGATCGGCAGCGGCGACCTCGGAGTCCTTGAGCATGAGCCCGATACCGTCGGCCAAACCGGCTTCGACAGTACGGACTGCATCCTCATAAGAGCCCCAAGTGTTTGGATCATTGGAGCGTGCCTTTGCGCTCGGACGCCGGGCCTGGTACGGCGGCTTTGTCCATTTCCCGGAGCCATTCTTCCGGGTAATTCTTTCCCAGCGCCACACGACCCAGCGAGGCAGCGTGGTGAGATGCTGGAGCGCCCTCGGAAGGCTCGCGAGATCCGCAACGTACGTGTGAGGCTTGACCATCGTCATTTCAGCGACCCTCTCAGTTTCCAGAATATGCTCAGCAGGAATCCCCCCTGCGGCCCCGAGGGGCTGCGCCAGCGCAGCTTCACCGGTATCTCGTCGATGAACTCCTGTTCGTTCGGCTTTAGCGCGCGCTTACCGGGGTCGCTCTGGCAATACGTCGCGATCTCCAGCCAGCGCGGTTCGCCGTCGTCATCGAAAAACCTGACCGACAGCGCCCGTCCCGTGTATTCTTTGCGGCCCTTCTCGATGCCACGCAGGAAAATAGCTTCGGCGTCGGCGTCGGTATATTTTCGCTGCTGGATTTCCGGGACGCCGTCCTCGCCGTGATTTTCGATAATCGCACCCAGATCGTGATAGCTCAGTCCCGTGCGGGCGAGCACCCGCTTCATTGAATTCACGGCGTTATAGATTTCGCCGTCGAAATCCGTCGACAGCATTTGCTTGAACAGGGCTGAAATCAGCTTGGCGTCTTCTCTACCGAGAGCGCTCATGGCAGCCTCCAGCAGCGCGCGCGGTGACCACACATCCGGCAGCGCCAATCTTCGGGGTCACCGGTAATGCGATCGAGCAATTCGCCAGCGGCGGTTGCTCTGATGATTGCAACCGCCCTGTCGCTCATCTGCTGTGCCAAAGCGGCATCGAATGGCACGAGCAGATGCAGACGCTCGCAGCTGTCGGCATTGGTGACGCTGAACAGCGCCGGGTTGGTGACGTCCAGATACGCTTGATAGACCGCTATCTGCGCTGCGTAGGGCGCGTAGAGGCCGGCGAGCCCGTCACGCTCGATCGCGCGCCAGCCTTTGCTGTTCAGGCATTTATGTTCCCAGATCGCGGGATAGACCAGACCCGGCAGCTGCGGACCGTCGAGCAGAAGACCGTCGGCGTGACCGCGGAATAGTCCGTCTGCGGCTTGGAATTCCAGCTTCCCGGAAGGCGCAAACTTGAACCCAGCACGGGTCAGATGTTTGCGCGCAAGATCCTCGAAAAAGTGCCCCCTGGCGAAGATATTCAGCGTGCGAACCGCATGCACCGGGTCGCACATCCAGCAGTATTGAATTTTGCGCAGGCAGTCCGACCCGAGTACCGATGCGCCGAGATACTGCCGCACGTTCCTGCTCGGCGGCTCGCTGCGCTCGATCAGCGCGTTAAGCTCGATGCTCAGCGGCGATGGGTCCGTACGGTTGAAATCGAGCATCGCCATCTAGTCCTTTTCTTCGTGCAGACTGATGCAGCGTAAACGGTGCTGACGCAGCAACCCTTTCAGCACCCAGCGCAGCGCCTTGATCGCGTCCACTCCGGGCAGCGGTTGCAGCGTCAGCACAAACCGGCTTCTCAAAAAGGGATAGGGTCTTCAACAAGCTCCGGCTTGCGCAGAACCGGAGCATGGCCGCGTGCGTGCTCGGCTCGCCTGATCAGGGTCCAGGCGAGCAGTAGAAAGTTTGTCATCACGTCTTTCGGCCACGCCTTCAGTGGCAGGGACCAGTCGATCTGCGCAGTGTCGGCAAGCTCGCCGAGGACCGAGCCGACAATCGCAACCTCGATCGGGTCGGGTGTGAGCCCGGTCGAGAGGATCATCTGTTCCTGACTGAGACCGTCGGCGATCGCCTGCTCGGAGCGGATCCTGGTCCAGGCAAAAATCACCGCGGTGACAACCCACCCCCACTGCAGATCGGAGAGACGGCCGGCTGGCACATTCGCCAATGGCGGGTCGCTTGTGACTTTGCGCGCTCCGCCGATAGCCGCGGCAGTTGCCTGCCGCAGCATTTCGTCCTCGATCTTGGCACGCTCGCCAAACTTGATTGCGGTTTCCATGAATGACCCCCTACTCGAAGAATGAGCGCCTTGGGCCGTCTGCGGGCCCTGTCTGTCCGGGTGGCGGCGGTGTGAATTCGGTGCCGTCCTGTTCGGCTACCATCTCATCGAGGCATCGCGAGAACGCCTCGGGTGAGTATTCAGCGTCGCCGAATTCATGCTCGCCGTTGGCATGCCACATAGAGATGCTCCGGCCATTCGGTGAAACTGTCAGCAGCACGGCATAGCCAGCGCCCAATTCGATTTGCAGGCTGACGGCACCATTGTCATCCCAGCGATTGACGTGCCACTTTGCAGGCAGTTGCTTAGTCATGGCTCCCCTCATGTGCTCACCCATTCGCCCACTGCGGCCGCGCGATCGACGCGGCTGCTGGCGCTGGCGCTTGCGGGGGTGCTGCTGCCGGCGGCGGAAGCTGATCGAGCTGCTTCCAATCCTTGTGATCAGGGGTGACGATTTCCTTGATCTCGTTCTTCGCCTTGTATTGCCCACTGGGCGGGACTACGCCGGCACGGATCCAGCAGCACAGTCCGTCGAGGGCGCCATATCCGCTGATGCTGCGTGCCGCCTTGGCGGCGTCGCTGGTGTCGCTTGGTTTGAAGCCACGCGCAGATTCCAGCATGGCTTTGATAGTGCGCCGGGTAATGTCGGCCGCTTCGGCGTGACCCGATGTCGTCCCCCGCACCGTCAAGCGTGCGAATACCTTGCGCTTCTTGTACGGGCCGTCGAGCACGCTGAACGTGATGTTGAGATGCTCGGACTTTCCGTCCCCCGCGAGGGTAAGCACACCGTCAGCGCCGGCATTGCCATGGTTGATGGCGATCTGCACGGGCAGTAGCGTGTTGTCAGGGATTACATCGAATGTGCGCTGATTGCCAGCATCATTAAAGTCAAGGTCGTTCATTGGAGGTCTCCGTTTTGTGATTAGTAAGCTTAGAAAGCAGCCTCCCGAGGTCGGGAGGTTCGATTTGGCTCAACTTTCCGCTGCGGTCCTTGCCTGGGAAAGACCAGCTGTTAGGCGAGGTGCAGACGAAGGCTCGGGTCGGCGGCTTGCCGTCGCCGAAATCGAGGAACTGGTAAGTGACGATCTGATCGACGATTGCTGGAAGCTCTCGCGTGGTCTTCGACCCTTCGCACTGAAGCTGCCATTCCCCGCGATTGAATTCGCCGGTAGTCCGTTCAAGAATACCGACGAACACCACATGCTCTTCGCGGGCGTGCTGCAGCTGCTGCAACCACAGCATCGTTTCCCGCCCGTGAAGACCGTAAGCGCCACGGACATCCTTGCGGCCGGAGCGCTCGCTGAAAGCCTCGGGCTGCTGCTCGGCCCAGCGGAACGACAGGCGCGAGATTGCCGTGATCGAGTCGACGAACACGACGCTGATTTCATCCAGCCCCGGAAGCGCCCCGCCGATCGCGTCGTAGTGCGCCTTGGAGTAGCAACTGCTCGCCGGGAAGGATGGATTGGGTCCGCCGATGCGGCAGGCGAGATCGCGCGCCGCCGGCCAGTCGTCGAGGCGGACGGTCGGGACCGGCACATCCAGCACGCTCAGATCGCCGGCCTCGACGTCGACAAAGAGCGTCGTTCTGGGATCCACCGTGCGCAGCAGCGAGGTCTTACCGACTCCGGTCGGGCCGGCGATCAGGACCTTTGCCCCGCGGCGCTCGGTCAATCTCTCGTCAGCGCTGATGATTTTCATGAGCGCTTGCTCCTGAGCTGTTCGAGCAGCAGGACTGCCGCTTCTGTTTTCTGCGTCGCCAGCGCTCTCAGTCCGCCGCCGGCGAAGGCAGCAACTGCCTTCAACAGGTCGCCGAGCCGGGCTGCTGCGCTGGCATCGAACCGGGCATAGGCGCCGTTTGTGATGCGGGCGATCTCCCGATACGTCTGCTCGACGTGCGTGTCGTTGCCCTCCTGGAATATGAAGACAGGCGCGCCGAGACCGGCGGCTGCGTCGTAAAGAGCTGAGGGCATCTCTTCACAAGCATCGCTGATCAGCACGACACCGTTGATCGGCTGACACTGGTGTTCGGCGCGCGCGTGCTGCAATACCCGCTTGATCTGCGTGGTCCCCGCAACGCATGTGACCTTGCTCATGATCGCGGTCAGCGATCTGGCGTCGCCCAGCCAGCGCGAGGCGACTAGTTCACCGAGGCCGCGGTAGTAAACCAGCTGCACGTCGAGCTCGGCGGCAGCGCCGAACATTTCGGCCTGCAATCTTGCCGCCGCGTCCCACGCCGGTTGCCGGCTTGCGGTGGCGTCGATCGCGATGACCAGCCGCCCGCGCGCCGGGTCGTGGCGCGCGAGGAATTTGGTTACCTGAGGAGTACTTTTGATCGCAGTGGTAACTTGATTCATGGTGTAACCTTTTCGGGAAACTAAAACAGGGTGCCAGGCGCCCAAGTTTGGCGCCTAGCCGCGTTGCGCGTGCGTCTAACCGGTTGCGGCGAGGGCGATGCTGTCTCCGCCCGGGCTTTCGCGGTCGAGGATCAGTTCGTCGATCTCAGAGATGCGGGCCTCGGCCTCACTGACGTACGCCAGGAGTGCGTCGGCCAGAGACCTGGCTTCGAGCGCGTCATCCTCAAGGTCGGCCTTCGCCTGTCGCAGGCTTTTGAGCGGTGCGGTCTTATCAAAGTTCTCGTCGATCTCATCAACGATCTCATCGATCGTAGTAACGTGAACAGACATTGTTAAACCTCTTTCTGAAGCAGTTTTAGGAATCGGATCAGGGTCTGGCGCCGCCTTCGCGGCCGGCGAAGGCGGCGTAATGGGTATCACCGGTCCTCTGAGAGGACCGGTGAACAGTGCTAGCTTCCGAGAGCTTCGACGATCGACCGCCTGAGTAACGGCGCGCCGTTCATCGCTCGCCGCAGGAGGGTGACCGCGGCTGTCGGGTTGTCGCACGCTACCTTCAGGCAGCGGGCGGCGTGCGCCCGGAGCGCGGGGTGAACCGTCTTCCGGCTTGCGCTGCGAGGTCGTGAAGAGTACTTAGTGGAATTGAGAGTCATTATGACCCTCCCTTGCTTGTGACCGGCGGGTCGCTTTTCGCATTGCCGCCCGCCGGCCGCTCCTCCGATCTGATCAGCCCGGCCCGGAGGCGTTAAGCCGGTAACAAAAAGCCCCGAGACCGGGGCTTTTCGTATCTGTGTTGTTACGCGGCGGAAGCCGATTTTGCCCGCCATGCGGCAGCGGCTTCAGCCGTGATCAGAACTTTCTTGCCTGCCCTCATGATCTCCGGCCCCTCGCCCCGCTTCAGCAAGTTGTACAAGTGGGCCCGGGACATTGCGTGCGCGCGGCAGAATTCATCGAAGGTGTAGACTAGCCGCTCGGGAGGAGGGTCGCGTTTCTTGCGCTTGGTCTTGCCGTCTTCATCGGCCAGCAGCTGCACTTGCTGCTGAAGCCATTCGCGTACTAGTTCAGCTTTGCTGGTCACGCAAAATCTCCACTATGGAGCAGCACCAGCAGCGATTTGATCGCCCAGTCCTTCGCAGCGTAGAATTGCTCGGGGTCGCTGCGGGTAGGGCTGAGGCGTTTCAGCACCCAGATCAAATCTCGAATCCGGTCGCTCTGCCGCTGCCGTGGGTTGACAGATTCAGTCGGGTCTCTCATATTCAAGACGCATCTCCATAATTCGCGATTTTGGGCTCACCGCGTGCTACCGCGGTGAGTCCCCGTATTACCTAACGGGCGAGCACGCTCGCCCAATCGAGACGGAAGGGGTTCGCTGGCCCTGTGCCGTCAGTTCCTAGCAGTGGACCGCGCCCTGCCGGCCCTGCAAAACAGCCCGCGGGACCAAAAGGAAAGGCCCGCACTGTTGATTGCGAAACACTGCAACCACCACATGCAGGCATAAACGAATTCGGGCGGCGGACGAATAGCGTAGCGGTAGCGTTATGATAGCGTTATGATAGCGGCATGTAGCGTTATGATAGCGTTATGATAGCGGGGGGTCTGCCGTAAGGCTAATACGGGTCCGGGATAGGGGCATCCGGGTTGCGCCTGACAGCGCGCTGGCACTCCCGAAACCACTCCAGGCGAGGACAATACCCAGTCTTCGCCGTATAGAGCCGAACTAGCTCGCAATTCTTGTGCACTGGAGCATCCCGCAAATGCGGCTTCGCCCGCAAGATTTCGTAGGCCGGCTCGCGTGGATACTTGCGCCCAGGCGGCAGCTGTTTCACTGCCACGGTCTGATCGGACTCGGCCGGGCTCTGTTCGAGAGGATCAACAGGCGGCGCCGGCTCAGACGTGCCGGGCTGAGCGAAAAGCTTCGCGAGGTCTTCTCGGCAAACGCGGACACCGATCGCAACGATCTGGCGCGTCACTTGGAAATCGTTGTCGCCGGTCTTGCGATACAAAGTCGGCGCCCGGACGAAGCTGCCATCCCAATCGACAAGCACGCGAGTTGGATTTGCGAACAGTTCTCGCGCCTCCTCGTCGAGCGGACGCCCGAACGGGATAACCCACTTGTCCGGCTCCCGGCCCTCGTTCTCTGCCGTAGCCGCTGCATAGTCGCGGTCGAACCGCGCTTCCTCAGCGAACAGCGGCCGCCCCGCGCCTCGAAGCGTCACGTAGGTCCAGCGCGCCTGCCCCAGCCACAGCGCCCGAAGGATCTCCAGCTCAGCCATTCGCGGCGAGCCAAGATGCTCCGCAACGAAAGTACGGGCGGCTGACAGCAAGTCCCAGGTCAGAGTAGAATCGGAGACAGCGCAGGCCATGGGTCACCTCCATTGGCTTGGGTGAGAGCCGATGCGGAGCGCGAACTCCGCACCGGCTCGTTAGCTTCGGGCGCGCACGCGCCGAGATCGATCTGCGCGGCTCGGATCGCTTCCTCGCTGTGATCGGCGATGAACTTGGCGTAGGTCGCCTCCAGCACTTTCACGGATGTGTCATGAGCGTCGGCCACGACACGCACGGGCGAGCCGCGCCGCAGGCTCCGGACGATCGAGCTGTGCCGCAGCGCGTACGGAACGATGGTCGAAGGAAGCCCAGCAGCAGTCAGGACCCGCCGGAACCACTTGTTCTGGTCGCCGGTCCGCCAAGCTTGGCCGTTGGGACGACGCAGCAGGGGCTCGGATGCCGGCCGGCCAGCGGCCTCGGCCTGGAGCCGCGCGATCAGTGCCGGTGGAAGGGGGATGGGGCGCCGGGAGATCGTCTTCTTGCCCTTGCCCTTGAGCGAGCGCGGCAGCAGCGCCCTGGCGGGCTCCAAGTCGCCGACCGTGAGACGGCTGGCTTGCGAAGGGCGGCAGCCGCAAGTCGCCAGCAGCTCGAAGAACAACCCGACTCTTGGCGAGAGTCGGTAGCAAGCAGCGACGAGATCGCGGACCGTCTCGTCCGGCAGATAGGCGTCAGGCCGGGCCGGCTGGCTGTCCGGCAGCGACCGCAGACCCTCGGACCACGCGCTCCGGTTGGCTGCTGCAGCCGGATCGATCCGGGCTGCGTAGTTCAGGGCTGCCTTGAGCGTCTTGGACGACCGGGTGACCGAGCTGTTCCGCAGACCACGCGCGCTCTCGCCGTCGCGCCAGCGGAGCAGTTCACGCGCGGTCAGCAGTGCGACCGGCCGGGCGAGCTGCGCCGGCGTCAGCAGCCGACGGACCCGGCCCACCTGAGCGGGGATCCCGCCCCGGAGAACAAGATCCTTCTCGAACCCGTCGAGCGCCTCGGCAAGCGTGAGCGGCTTGCGGGTCTCGCCGGCCGTGCCGTGGACGAGATCGCGGCCCCGGGCCTGTGCCTGCCAGAAATCGAGGACGCGCTCGCCGTCGGCGTCCTCGAAATCGTCGGCGGCGGCAAAGCCTTTCGTCCAGAAACCACCCGCACCATCGGCGCGCCGGGTGAGCCACGATCCGGCCCCGACGCAGCGGCGGTAGCCTATCGACGCGCCGCGGCCCAGCGAGTAGAAATACGGCCGTCGGCGTATCTTGAGCTTGAGACGGGCGGAACGGGTTTCGAGCGCAGGAGCGCGGAGACGGGGAGCCATGAGATGTATCCAGTCTGTGTCACGTTGTTGGGGTAGGCCGCCTTAGTCGGCCATTGACACAGGTAGACACATATCTCACGGTTTCAAGGGGTTAGCAATCCCAGATGGA